TTTTACAGCAGCTTCTATTTGTTCTCTTGTATATGCCATTATTTAACGTATTCGTAATATTTGTATGTTTTTACTTTTCTATCTTCTAAACCATGAGTACCTCCGTTGATGCGTTTTGTTAATGCTAAAATAGCAGCATCGTTAATTCCTTTATCACAAATTTCCCACAATTTATTTCTTTCAAAGAAGAACATTGCTGATTCAAAAGCATATTTAGTAGCTACCAAATCAGGATTTGTAACAACTTCATCTGTACCTAAATATTTTGCAAATGCTTGATAATTTGCTTTACCAGTTAATTGTAACGCACCACGACCTCTGTATTTCCATCCGTCACCTGAAGCTTCGTTTCCGTTGCCCATTCTATCTGCATAAACACGATTAGCAATTTTTTCGGGTTGACGAGCATAAGATTCTTCTAGGTTACCAGGAAAATATTTTCCAAAGATACCTTGCAAACCTTGTGCTGAGTAGTTTAGGTTTTCACTGAATGCTTTAAAGCCACCTGTTTCATGTGATGTTTGAGCAAAGAAATGTGCTGCTCTAACAGGTGTTAATTTTAATAACGCCATTCCGGCTTTCATAGTTCCAGGACCGAATGCACCGTCAGCTGCAACTCCTGCTCTTTCTTGTAAACTTTTTAAACTCATTGTTTTTTATTTAATTGTTATCCTTATCTTGTTCGTGTTTATCTTTTTTATTCATCCATTTATCTACAGAAGCGATACCGAATGAACCTAAAACAAGAACCATAAATCCATCAAAAATGAATTTGTTAAGTAATAATTCTTTACCCCATGCTCCAGTAATTAAATCTACTGCCAATGATATACATAGCATGATAAATGCAATAAAACCAACTACTGCTTTTTCGTTGATTGTGTTGTTGTCGTCAAACAACTCTCTAAAAAATTTTCTCATAATTTATAATTTAATTGGGACCTTTGTTACTTTAGGTCTTTCGGGTTTAACAATATCTCTTTCCCATCCTTTAAGTGGGGCTTCTTTTCTTTCATATGGATCCATTGGAACCGGACATTTGTAAAAATAAAGATCTCCATTCATATTGTCTTTTTTTACATAATATTGACTTAAATCAACAGAATATATAGTACTATCTTCCCACGAATAATATATCCAAGCACCTTCAACGGCAGCATTAAATATCCAAGATTCTAATACATCTAATCTTTTAGCTAATTCATAATCATGATTAAAACTTTTTATAACTTCTATTTTTTGAACTAGTAAAGTATCTTTTAAAGCAAGTAAACTATCTCTAATAGCGATATTTGATTTAAGTTCTATAATAGTAGCTTTTTGTTTTTCAAAAATAATATTAATATTATCAGCTTGTTTAACTGTCAATATAACAACAGAATCACCCTTAATTACCGTCTTCAGTGGGTAGTTTGATTGGCTGAAAATCAAACTGGTCACCAGTAGATTGCTTAAGATTAATATCTTTCTCATTTGCTAATTCTTTTTTAATGTTTTTCACAACTGATTTAGTGCTATCTAAGTCACCTATTACTTCTGCAACCATATTTTCAAGATTTGCTTTATCTTCCGTCAATTCTTGATTTTTTTCTTTTAATTGATTTACACTATTTGTTAATTTTTTATTTGTTGTAGTAAGTTGTTTGTTTTCTCCGGTTAATTGAATATTATCTTCAACTACTACAACATGTTCATGCCCACTAGAAAATATTTGGAGGCAGATTAGAGCTATAAATGATATCCCTACGATAAGTAGTTTTTTCTTCATAGTTATTTTTTCTTAGTTCCAAATAACATCAATACAGTTTCTCTAAGAGTTTTCGAACTTTCAGTACTTTCTTCAAGTTTTTTTTCTAAATCTTCACGATAATCACCTTCTAGCTCTTCAACTCTTGATCTATATTCTTCTTCGCTTTTCATTAAACGATTAAGAAATACCCAACACAAATACCCTAATCCTAAAACTGCAAATCCCAGGACACCATATTGGGTTAATACTTCAAATGGCCCAAATGACATTACTTCTTAGTTTTTCTTCGAGTTGTGGTTTTTTTTTCTTTAAGTTCTTCTTGTAAACGATCTTTTTCAGCCCATTGACGTTTTAAAAACATCCAAGCTACATAGCCTAAAGCTAAAACTGCTAGACCCAAAGGTCCATAGTCTGCAAGTTGGGCAAATACTCCAAAATCAGGAGTATTAGTTACTGCTGTTGTGTCTGCGATTAGTGGTAACATAGTTTTTCTTTTTATTATACATATAAAAAAAAGGGCTAAGATTTACTTAGCCCTCTATAAATTATGCTTATTGTACTCTTAACCTTCACAACTAATACAATCTGCGGTACGTTGAAGGTTATCTCCTCTTAAAATACTTTCTGAACGCATATAATATAAAGTTTTAATGCCTTCTTTCCATGCTAGTTTATGTACTTCACTAATATATTTAGGTGAATCAGATGGATCAAATGTTAAGTTAAGTGAAATGGCTTGGTCAACATATTTTTGACGAATACCATTTTGACGAACAATTTCGTATGGGTTGATTTCTTTAAACGTCAAGAAAATTTCTTTTTCTTCATCTGATAAAATATGATCAGGTAATCCCATTACTGAGCCTTTATCTTTAGCAATTTGTTCCCAAATACTATCAATATTAAATCCTTTTGATTCAAGTAATCGTTCTAATGTTGGATTTTTCTTGATAAATGTACCTTTAGCTGTTTTTAAGTTAAATACATTTGCTGGGATTGGTTCAATTGAAGGTGAAACGCCACCTGAAATATTAGCGTTTGATACTGTTGGTGCAATTGCTAAGTGATGTGTATGTCTTAGACCTGTTCCTTTACACCATTCAGGTTCACCGTATTCTTTTGCTTGGTCACGAGATGCTTTTAATGCTCCTTCCTCAATAAATTGAGACATAATTCGAGTGTAAGAATTTGCTTGTAAACCAGCAAATGGAATACCTTTTTCTTGTAAAAATGTATGCCATCCTAAAACACCAATACCAATTGCTCTACCCTTAAGTGCTGAGCGATAAGTGTTTTCCATAAATTTAACATTTTTGGCTCTATCAATAAATTCTTGTAAAACACCCTCTAAAAACCAACATGCTAGTTCAGGTAAGTTCATACCATTTTCAAATGTATAGTCTTTCCATTCATCCCAACGGGCTAAATTTAATGAAGATAAACAGCAAATAAATGAATGTAATGGGTCTGTATAAAGTGCAATTTCAGAGCAAATATTTGTCATAGAAACATGCAAATTATTGTTTTTATATGCCTGAGGATTGTTATTATTTACATTATCTTCAAACATAATATAAGGTTCGCCTGTTTCTAAACGTGTTTTAAGAATTTCCCCCCATAATTTTAAAGCGCGTGGTTCTTTATCCTCTAATTTATTCATGAAATCATCATCAATCACTACACATTGGTGTAAGTTAAGACATTGACGATTAACATCTCCTTTTGGTCGACGAATCATCAAAAATTCCTCAATATCAGGATGATTGATATGTAAATTAACTGAAGCTGCTCCACGCCTAACTGAGCCTTGGTTTGTAGCTAAGATGGTTGAATCATAAATTTTAGCCCATGGAACTACACCTTCGGAAACACCATTACCAGCAATTTCTTTACCTCTACCTCTAATTCTAGATACACCAATACCTACACCCCCACCTTGGGATGATAAACGCATTAATTCAGAGTTTGCTAATGCAATTCCTTCAATTGAATCGTCTGTATCAATTCCAAAACATGAGATAGGCATTCCACGTTCAGTACCTAAATTTGAAAGTACAGGGGAAGCAAGACACAACCAATTTTTCTCCATTGCCTCAAAGAAAAACGGTACTAAATCTTTACGTTTTAGTCTACGTCCCGCTGCTTTACTTACTCGATTAAATGCTTTAAATACATTTTCTTCTGGAAGTAAGTATCCTTGTGAGATAATAGAAGTACCAATTTCATCCATCCATTCAGGGTAATCTTTACCCTTCACCCATTTACTTGTGTCTACGTTTAATTTGCTCATTTGTTGTTTTTATAAATCGCTCCAGTCAGCGGTTGATTTTGAATAATCTGTTACTCTTCCTGCAAAAAAATCTTGGTGGGTTTTACCACTTGTTAAATGTCCAAACCATTCCATTGATTTTAAAAGATTAGGATCTATATCATTGTATAAAGGATTATAACCTAATTCGATTAATTTTTGATTAGCACGTTCTTTAATGAAATTTTTTAATTGGTTTTTGTTTAAACCTTCAATTTCACCCATCTCAAATGCCTTATCAATAAAATCAAACTCCAATTTAACTGATAGATCACAAGCATTATAAATTTGTGATTCCATACCTTCATTCAATTCAGGCATTTCTTCTAACATTGTTCTGAATAGCCAGCATCCTGCTTTTGAATGTAGTGATTCATCACGTACGCTCCATTCTACAATTTGGCCTGTACCTTTCATTAAGTTACGTAATTGAAAAGACATCAAAATAGCAAATGAAGAAAATAAATTAACACCTTCAGTAAATGCAGAGAATACAGCTAATGAAAGTGCTTTTTCATGTAATGTATCTCCAGGTAATTCAACCAAACGATCAATTTTAGCTTTTGCTTCTTCATCTTCCATGAATGCCTCAAAATCATCTAATCCAAGTTCTTCATTTAAACGAGCATAAGCCTCAGCATGTATTGATTCAAAATCAGCGAATGCACACGCCATAGCTTTAATTTCATGTTTAGGAAACCATACTGCTACCTTTGTTGCCCAATAATCGTTTACATATGTTTCAGTTTGTGCAAATGATTTTAAGATATTACCTATTAAATTCTTTTCGGATTCACTTAATTTTAATTTCCAATCATTTAAGTCTGATGATAATGGAACTTCATCTGCTAGCCAATGTGCTCTATGTTGATCTTTGTAAAATTCGAATGCTGTTTGATATTCAAACGGTTTGTAATGAGGTCTTAGTTCTGTTATCATGTGTTTAATTCAAAAAATTTATTTGCCAACATTTTTTTATCTAAATCGTCAAAATTATCGTTTGACTGTTTTTTTGGTGCAACTGTATCTGCTTCTTCATCGTAATGGTCTCCAACGGCAATATGACCATTTGATGTATTAACATCTACTTGAAAAGTTAAACCATCCATTCCATATCTATTTTTCATAATATGAAGTCGTCCAGTTCCATTAACTTTATCTTCTTTTTTCCTCGATAATGATATTGAAAGGTCTGTAATCATCATTTTATCATAACTACCCGCGGCTTTATCACCTTCAATAATATCATCTTTAGCACCTGCACGGTTTACCTGCGAAACTGACCAAATTGGTATATTTAATTCGCGGGCTAATCCCTTGGTGCTTGTATAAATATCATCAATTTCTCCTTTACGGTCAACATTTCTTTTTCTTGTTGAAAGAAGATCTATGTAATCTATAATAATGAGGTCTGGTTCAATCCCTAGGTCTTTTACTTTATTAATATGTGCTTCTATAGTACCAATTGTGGTTTTTCCCATAGGAAATTCACGAATAATTAATTCACCTGGTAGGTTTGCTGTTAGTGTTTCTACGTGTTCTTTATGTTTTTCTAGTTGATCAACAGGTGTACCAGTAAAGAAAGCGTCATATCGTCTTCCGGTATATGCTTCACTTAACTCTAAAGTATAATGAATAACATTATAACCCATTTGTACTGCAAATCCACCCAAAGCAACTAATGTCCAGGATTTACCTCCTCCAGGATTACCAAAAATTAATCCTAAATCTCCATTACCTAAACCACCTTGAATCAATTCATTAATTTCACCCCATGGTGTAGGGACAATTTTTCTATGATCTTCACGATAACGTGATTCAGTATCACGTTTATATTCATGACCAATGTTTTTATCTTGTCCGGCTTTCATAGCAGATTCAATCATATATTTGATTGAGTCATAATCACCTGCTTTAAGTAGGTCAACACTATTTAATAATGCTTTTTTTAATTGTTGATTTTTACAAAATGTAGAAAATTCTTCTTGTACATATTGTAAATCATCAATATCTGCTTTATATGCTTCGCGTAACTGCTCTTTAACGGATACTTTAAGTACTTCATTATCTAACTTTTTCATTTCAACCTTTAAAATATCCATTGAAATGGTTGTATGATATTTTTCGTAGTACTTTAAAATTTCATTTATAATCCATTTATGAGCCGGATTACTAAAGTATTCATCACTTAGTACGTCGTTTATGTTTTGTAAAAATTCTTTATGTGTTAATAAAGAAGAAATAACTTTCATCTGGAACGATGGTCCGTATTCATCAATTGATTGTAATGTCATTTGTTATAACTTTTATTTTAATATAAAAACTTATTATTTATTTTTCAACAATTCTTTAAAAGTATCTTTAATCCAGATGTCTATATTTCTTATCATTCCATCTAATTGATCTTCATGATACATTTTAAGAAAAGTTTCAGGGGAATAATTTAAAGGAAGATTTTCTACAAAATCATCTATTTTTGCTTTATCCATATCCGTTAACATAGGATTGGATAAATCCATAACTTTATATTTATTTTCTAACCCTTCTATGTCGTGTAATATCCTTGCATATACAACGTGTTCTTTTAACTTTGATTCTGCTATGTCTAACACATCGTCAAATGATAAATCTCTTTCAGTAAGTTCAGGAAATAACTTAAATAATTTTTTAGGCCCTAAACCTTTTATTCCTGTAATGCCATCGGAATTATCACCCATTAACATTTTATAAAGTAAAAAATTATTAGGATAAACCCCAAAAATAGATTTTACAGTATCAGTAGTGTAGTATTCTCGTTCTACAGGTCTATAAACTATAACTTGTTCAGAGACTAACTGAAGATAATCTTTATCGCTTGAAACAATAAAAACTCTATCTTCATGTTGTTTTGGTAAAATATCACTTAAATATGCTATAACATCATCTGCTTCTGTTTTACTAAGAGAAATAGTTTTAACAGGAAGTGTTTTAAGATATTGAATTATTCTAGTAATTTGTTCTACTTTAGATTCATCTTCTTCTTCAAGATTATCAAATAATTCATGTTTAGTAATCTTAGTTAGATTCCTATTTGATTTATATTCAGGAATAAGATTTTTTCTATTAGTAGATGATCCAGTTCCATCAAATATTACATAAACTTGAGTAGGTTGTATGTAATTAATTAGTGAACCTAAAGATCGAAAAAATCCTCCTAAACCCCCTACATGAGCTCCATTCGAATTTACAGTATTTATAGCACTAAAATTACGAAAAAACAAATTGAGTCCATCTATCAATAAATAACGTTCGTATTGTGGTGTTTCTTCTCCGTCTTCTTTAATATTGTTTAGGAGGTTTAAAAGGTCTTTTCTCATTTATTAATCTTCATTTTCAAATAAATCCGGTGTAGGGGCTTTTTCATCCCATTCACTGTTGTCTTCTTGTACTGTGTAATTACCTTGCCCTAGAATATCCGCCCATTCAGAAGAATGTGCATCTTTATATTTCTTAATAGCATTTGGATCATCTTTAATAAATCCATGTACTGTAGAAACAATAGTACCCATGGTTGTAATACCATTAATATGGTTTTTATCACAAGCAATTTTAGTACGTAATGCAAATTCAACTTTTTTCTTATCCTTAACAGCATTAAGTTTAGAAGTACCAGCATTTGTAACATTACCAAAAGTCAAACATAAAGAAACATCATAATAAAATGTATCTCCACCTTTATTTGTCATTCTAGGTTGTGACATAGGAGTTAAAGCCGGAGCAACACCTACTTTGTTTACAACAAATAAAGTATTCGTGTATTTTGAGCTTTCTTTGCGAGACATTACAATCTGCTGGTTGATAAAGTTTCCGAATTGAGTTGCGATGGCTCCTGCATTCCACATTGGGTTATTTTTTCCTTGTTCAATAGACATTTGGCAAGGAATTGAACCTACTGAATCCCAGAGGAATAATAGATCATATGGTAAGTTGCCTTTTTTCTGTTCAGTTAACAAGTCAATGATGAATTCGGCAATATCTTCAATTGAATTTAATGTACTTCTATCTCTATAGATAAAAAACCCAGTTTGATCAATAATTTCCCCAGTTTCTTCATCAACTACATCTTCCATTTCAAAACCCATTGTTTTCCAGTGATTCCAATCATGTTTCATTTCAGTAATAATCAATACAGGCAAAACTCCCATTTTTTGAGCATTAACTGCTACTTCAATGGTCATAGTAGATTTTCCTGTGTTTGATTTTCCTCGAACCATTGAATTGTGACCCATAGGAATGCCAGGAATAGATAATGCTTCTTGTAAAGCTGGTGAGAATGGGATCCATCTCTGTTCTTTAAATTTAACATTAGATGCTAAACCTTTATTTGCTTTGAACTTATCTAGGTTAAAACTAGATTTCAGTTCTTTTTCAGCCGCTTCTGAAAGCGATCTTCTTTTGGCCATAACTTATTGGGTTTAATTAAAATGGAGAATCTTCATCCTCATCTTCAAACAAATCATCAAATGCTTCTGCTTTTGATTTTTTAGCTGCTGGTTTAGCAGATAAGCTATAGTTTGATTGAGGTTTTTCTTCTTTTTCTTCTACCGTTAATAAACCATCTGATGGAGTGAAGTCTTCATCTTCTTCAGGGTTTAACCATTCTTGAAGTGCCGCTTTAATATCATCAAAAGGTAACATTTTATAGATATCTTTTGGATTAACTTGGTCATCTAACCACAATTCCAATTCTTTATCATCTTCAGATAATGGTGATGTTTTCATTGATGGTTGAATGGTAGTTTTATTATATACAGTACCTGTTGATTCAGGACCTACAGTAACTAATTTAATATCACGACCAGTCATGATATCTGTAAAATCACCTACTTCTTCATCAGCAGCCATTTGTAGGAATGCTTCATAAATTTCTTTACCAAATTCCCATAAATGAACACCTTCAGATTCTTGTCCACGAACAATTACAGGAGCAAAGATACGAACTTTCGGATCTAATTTCTTAGCCAAGCGCCAGTTTTCTTTGTCATTTGTACCACGAAGTTGTTTTGCAAATTCAG